CATGTCATACTCGACCGCGATTTCTCCAAACGAAAACACGCTTAATACTTTGACTTTTGTTTCCTCTGTATTTTCAATGATAATCATGTGTGACCCTCCTTTTTATGGTTACCAAACGATTTCTACAAAACCATGTCCGCCTCGCGAGCCGAAAAGTGATGTAGAACCGTTATAAGAACCGGCGCCACCGCCTCCACTGCCGCGATTTCCAATCTCTCCACTTTGACCCATCGGTCCACCGACGCCGCCTTTAGCGCCTTCTGTGAATATCTTTCCTGTTTGCGTAGTTGGTCCCGCTAAACCCCCAGCACCGTCAGAAGGCGCACCGCCACCGCCTCCACCTTGTCCATTGTCGGTATACCAACCATCACCGCCTGAAAACGATACTATAATGCCTCGTATTTGAGATTCTACAGCCGACGGGGCTTGTGGTCCTCCGTTTTTAGAAGGGTTGATTTTTAGTACACCGCCACTGCCACCAGAACTGGACAATGTGGCACCCGCGCCCGCGCCACCATTAACGTAACCCGCTCTATTTTCGGGAGTAGCTCCACCACCGCCGCCATAAGCATAGAACCCGCCAACTACTCCGCTATGTCCGCCGACTCCGGCGTATATAAGGTTGGCTTGACCTGACACTGTGTTAGGCGAACCGCCTGTACCTCCCTCACCTACCAAGATGCTTAGAGTCGTTCCCGGCGTGACTTTTAGGAATCCGGCTATATATGCTCCGGCACCGCCGCCACCGCCACCCATACTTTGATAGTATCGACAGTTACCACCGCCACCACCACCGGCGCCCCATGCACGATAAACAATGCGCGTTACATTTTCGGGAACTACCCAAGAATGAGTACCAGGTGTATTGAAAGTAGTCCTGTTTGTTTCTGGACTTGTCACCCCACTTTCACCCTGTAAGATAAAATTTGTGCCGTTAAAAGCTACTGTGTATATGCCACCAGAAGTCATAGTGCCGCTAGGGAGTTGAGTGCCATTACCTCTAAGTAAAGGAATTGCGTTACTCGTCTTAACCCCGTCACTGACTTTTAAAGTGACATTGCCTGTATTGGTGAAGTTAGAAAAAATCCTATAGGCAGACCCTTGTTTTGGCTTAGGCGGACTAGTGTTATCCAAAATTATTTTGTCGGACGTAACGCTTATAGCGTTTAATGTCCCACCAGCACCAACATACCAAACGTGCCCTGAATCATCTTTGATATGGGTATTGAGTTTTGTATCAATAGCTGCAGTCTGCTGATTAAGCTGTTGTTGTACATTTTCAAGTCCTGAAACAACAGTGGCAACTTTATCATCTACATATTTTTTGCTTGCATAAATAACTGACGGATCAACTTTTAGAGTCACTGCACTTGCATTCGTGACTTCAAAAATAACTTTGATATAGAGATCCTTGGAGCTCCCTTCAGCAAAGTTAGGCTTGTACGTTAGTGGTAATTTACCAATGGCCAACAAAACATTATTGTCATCAAAAATACCGAGCTCACGTATTTCAAAACCACCCACGTTTCCTGGTATTACTGTTTCGACATTAACCCAATTTGGGTTAGTCGTATCAGCAGTAACAGAAGATATATTGCCAATCCACACTTGATTACGAAGGGCTGTAGCCTCTTGTGTGGGCGTATAATAGGCACCATTCCCATCTCCTACCCCTAACTTCGCAAAATTTACTTGTGTTTGATTAATTACAGCGTTGGCAATAGCTGCTAAACCCGCATTTGTGAGTATAGTATAAAAATTTTCGCTCACTTTAATTTCCTCCTTTCGGATAAAGTGTTAGTCGTTCTACATTTGCTGTATTAGCAGCTGCAACATTAATTTTCCCATTCGTTGATAAATTCGTAACTGTGTATGGATACACCACGATTTCTTCACCTGTAAGCGTTGCAGTACCAATAAAAACCTTGTTTTGCTTAGAAGTTAGAATAATATCCAACACTTCAAGCCAGGAACGATTGTTTTTGTACGTTTTGATTAAACGTTCCAAAAGTCTAATTGTGGTATCATCTACACCCTTATCTGACACGTCTATACGCGCTTTGAAAAAATAAGGATCGCCTCCATATTCAAACCACTCTTCTATATGGCCTTGCAAATTCAGCAGTTCAAATACACGTAACAATGCAAATTTCGTCCCTTTCTTTCGATGCACATGTAAAGCATTTCTTACAACGTTTTTCTTTTCTTCTAGTGAAAGTCCTTCGTAAAAATCCACATGTTTCTCAAAAGCTAAAAAATCGACTAACAGACTTGGTGCATCTTTTAATAAATACAGATTTGAAATTGCTCTGAACTCTTCATACAACTGTGTAATTTGAATTTCAAAAGCTTCAGTTAAAGCAACTGTGAAGGGATCGTTTTGTAATGAATAAGGTAACAATTTTGTTAAATCAGTCATCAATGAACCCCATAAATGTTAACTTTGGTTCGTTCGCAACAGCAATTTTTGTCTTTTCAATTTCTGTATAGTTCACCCCAATTACCTCCACACGCTCTGCCAATTTTTCTGATTCTGTACTTTTTAACCTTTTGACCACTTCACTCGGATTGACATCACGCCCAAGCTTGGACCGTTGCCAAACCAAATATGTTTGATATTCAGTGTCGATTTTCTGCATGAGCTCATCTGCTACCGTTGCTTTGCTGTTTGGTAGCCAGTACTGTACTTCTAAATCAAAATTTTGTACGTCAGGAATAGTCGCTATCACATTGTCAGTGAGTGGTCTTATGTTCTCTGCAGAACAAATGGCCAAGATTTTATCTAGATGCTGTTGTGTAGGAATCTCACCGTTTTTAAGCAAGGCCACAATGCGCGTTACACCTGGTGAAGGACTGTCTACCTCTACATCCACTATGTCCTGACTAGATGTTAATGCGTAATATTTGTAAGCTAAATCAGGACCGGCTACTGAAAATTTCTCCGGAGCCAATCGGATACGTTCTGCATACGGATCATCTTCTTCTATTTCTGCACCGCCACTCGATACAACCGTGTTAACAACCGATTTAACGTAGGGTAAAGGGTCAACTAGTGTAACTGTCTCACCAGGTAAATAATCGTTGCCGATTTCGCCTACTTCTGTGCAAGTTACTGGCAATTCAATGTAATTAGTATCAATAGGTACTACTGCAATTTTGGTAGTCTGGAAATACACGTCTGCAATTTTTACCCTTGTTCCTTGTGGTATTGGCAAAGCCACACCCCTAGCAGTCTCTAAATTGAAACCTATTACTGTAGTAGCTGCTTTTTCTTCTAGTCTAGATGTGTCTAGTTCGTCACCTTTTAAATCAAGCATATCGTCCGAAGCATACGCCAACAGCATTTGTTTCAATGCATGTTCAGCTCGATTTCGTTCAAATGATATAAAGACGGCCAGTGATTCAATGAGCTTTCGCCTTGGATCAGCACGCTGAAATTCTTGACCTGTTTTATCATTTATATGCTGCAACATTTCACTGACAATGGATTCAGGAGACTTTTCAAAGAGTGCTATATCAGGTAAATCAAATCTATTCGCCATTCACAGACACCTGCGCTTTCGCCCTGAAAATGCCTTGCTCGGCATCCCCTGTAATTTCAATTGTTTCTATAACGGCTCTTGGTTCAAATTGATTAACAGCCCCAACTACCCTTGCACCATACATGGCTTTAAGGATTGGAAGGGGTCTATCAACAACCGATTCTATGCCAAATCCACGGTCCAAAGGGCAGTCCATTGCAACAGTAGACATAATAAAAGCGACATTCTGCAGTACCTCTTGTACGCCTGTCGCTCCGTAATCTATTTCTTTCATGGCTTCTACTTCATACAATTAACTCACTCCCTTGAACGTTGAATATTTTGTACTTGCTGTTATATACTTTCCACTGCCAAGATGATACCAATCACCCTTTTTCTCATACACGGTTAATGTATTGTTCTTTGATGCACAGCCAAGAATTTTATAACTTGTACCTGGTCCATTTCGAATATTAACCGACTGAACAGTTATGGTAATGGTTCCACTCTTTTTCTTCGATGTGTTGCTACTGTTACTTGCTGTTGCCTTTTTAGCAGTATTTTGAGTCGTCTTTTTAGTTGTTTTAATTGTGATGGGGTATTCTATCATGTCCACTGTCGCTTCAATACTAAAAACATTCCCTCTGTTATCGATGTTTTTATACGTTTCGTTAATTTTAGTTATCACAAATGCGTTATTAGAAAAAGGACGATTCCCTATAATCAGTACAGCCCTTTTTCCTTTTCGTACATAATCACGCCACTTATCCAACTCTTTAATGGGATTTACGCCCAAATCTGCACGTAAGACCATATCAAATGTAATTGGATCAACTTCTGGTCCATCAAACTCCATGATCGGTTTTTGATGTTTAATTGCATGCTTAGTGTACCTGGCTTCTGTGGTCCGGTTTAAATTATCGAATGTATGGACTTTATCTCGCGAAACTTCAAACACCAAATCCCCAAAGGTTCCGATTATGGCCATAAAATCACCTCTATTCTAATTCCCCTAACATATAGCTTTTGCCATTAGAGAAAGAGCAGACAACAGTCGCATCTATTTCTGGTAACATCGTACCTTTAAAAACCTGTATTTCTCCTGAAACCATATCATTACTTTCTAAGCGTTTCACACGAATAGTTCTTGCTGCAGCATCAACATTCACAACTTGGCATTCCTCTAACATCAATATCCCTCCAGGCATCTTCGTAAATATAGGGTAGTGGAAGAATCATTTTGAATCACCTGTGAAGCAATGTACTTTCCATTTAGTTTCCCAAACTCCACTAAATTGAATGTCATTCCTGCAAATAAAGGCACCAATGAATACACTTTTAAAGTGACTGTAGTAGCCTCTCTGTTTTTTTCTCTAAGTTTTTTCTTGGCTATTCGTAAAGCTTCTGCTTGTGATGACACCTGTTGTTTCACATTTAAAACTCGACCTGTTTTAGGTGGATTTTTAGGCGTGAAAGTAGCCGAAATGGTTTTCTTTTTTAACGTATGTGTCACTTTGCAAGCCTTGTATGTGTCGTGTAATGTATTTGTAAAGCTTCGTTCGATTACTTTTATTACATCCGTTTCTTTGCTTTTACGTCTGATGTAATACTTAGCTTCTTGTTTTTCATAATCTTCTTCATTTAGGACCACAATGCTGTTATTAGCGATTTTTAAGCAAAGCCCTTCATCTTTACATAGACGATAAATAAAAGCTAAATCAGTTTCGTTGTCTTGTTCAATTCGATCTTTTGTAGGGTTTTCTGACGATTGCCATACAAGTTTCATGCCGTTCCTCTTTGCAATTTCACTAAACACACTTTTTAACTTTACTTTTTCCCAAGCTTTACTCTTATGTTCCCCACGCAAACTCGACTTCTCGGATGTTGCCAGGGCCATAATGGTTATGGTTGATTCATTCCCACTGATTGTATCCACTTCAAATTTCCCTATCTTTTGTTTGAAAGAATCACCTTCCCAGTTCAATTTCTCAATATCTGCTTGTATAAGAGATCCTTTAGACGGAAACCATGCCCCCAACCATAAGGCTTCTGAATCCTCTAACTCAATATTCAAATCATCAATTTCCCCAGATAAGTGATCTGTATATGTCCAAGAAATTAAATGTTTACTTAACGTTTCGTTTATATTTTGATGGTTGTACAGAATATTGAGCCGTGTACTTTTTGCAATCTTTGTTGTACTCATAGTTCTTCATCCTCCCCTAACCACTCAGGCCGTTCTGTCACATCTTCAAGCAAAATATCTGGAACATTTAATATAACCCCACCCCCAAAGATTAAAGTGTCTTTGCATTGAGGATTTGCGTCAAATAAAAGAGGAAGCAAGTATTCGCTTCCCCACAATTTGTATGCTATTAAGTCCCACGTTTCGCCTTGGGTAGTTCGGTAACTATCCATATTGCGTCCTCCTAGATGGTGCGCCACCAGGTACTGATGCATTTTTAACGCGCGATGCTAAATTATTTAACTCAGCAATCACATTTTGCGTAGCAGTTTGAATACCTTGCATACTATTAAACAGGCTAGCCGCATTTGCAATGACTGCAGCTAATGTGGACATATTAGACGTTGATTGATCCGTAGCCATTTTCAATGAATAAAATGATGTCACGAACGAAGTACTGACTTGGCCAGTATACATTGTCAAATTACCCATATTAGCAGCTGTAATACTTGCGCTATTTTGTAAAGACATAAAAGAGGTACCTACTGTTGTGCTAGCTAGTCCTACCCCTGTTGCTAACTGCATCATATTTGTGTCAACTAGTTTTGCATTGGTAGACATGGCTGTTATGGCTGTACTTGTAGTTTCAAAGGTAGTCGCTAATTTAGTAGCAGATGTATTTAAAGCCGTGGTATCAAGCCCTTTTGTAGCATCAGCACTTGTACTTGGTGCTTTACTAGGTGTCGATTCAGATTTACTTACAGCTGCAGTTTTAGGTTCACTACTACCTCTCACTGTATCTACTGCTTTTCCTCCAAACCATCTACCGCCTACATATCCAACGGCTCCACCTAACAAACCGCCAACAGCTGTGCCAATACCTGGTGCGATTGCAGTCCCAATAGCAGCACCTAATTTAGCGCCACCTAAACCACCAGCCAGACCACCAGCCGTTTCTCCTGTCGCCTTCACTTTGTCATTTGATTTATAAATGCTATATGCATCCATAGCAAGACCAATCGGTAACATGGCTCTACCACCGATTTTACCAACCTTATTCCACATACCTGTACGAGGTGAAGGTGTTGCAACAGGTGCTGGCGTTGTAGGTGTTGGTCTATGTGGTGTCACTGTGCCTGTTCGACTTGGACCCATACTATTACCATGGGATGGTGCTGGACTTGCTGTTGCCGTAGTTGGTCTATTTCCACCGCCATATGGTGTAACTGTACCCGTTTGGCTTGGGCTTGGCCCCGTTGTTCCTGTGTTTGGTCTGTTTCCACCGCCATAGGACGTAATTGTGCCTGTTTGACTTGGTCCCACACTACCACCGTTACTTCCTGAATTGGAAGGTGCCGGACTAGAAGTAGCTGTAGTTGTAGAAGGCGTTTGATTTCCTGAACGTCTAGATTTATACAAATCTTTGCCCCATCTACCTGCGCCAATAGCTCCCTTAACTAGTGTGCCTCCACCCATCATCCAAGCTGCTGCACCTAGTCCTAGTGCTCCGCTAAAATTACCATCAAGAGCACTCGAAACGGCCCCACTTGCTGCTCCAGTTAGTCCTGCAATCCACGCCTTTCCAGCTATCGTTCCCAATTGCGTAAAAATACGTCCCATTGCTTCGCCACCTGAACCAGAGAGCCAAGTTTCTACTTTTTCGATGGCCGTATTTAACATGTATTCTACTTTTTCGCCAACATCCATATTGCTAAATAATTCATATTTTTGTAGCTCTTTGTTATATTGGTTAATCGCCTTTTGAGCATCTTGCGGGTCCATATTAGGCTCTATTTTAGGTTTTATAGGTTTAGCATGGAATGGTGCAGTAATGTCGCTTAGAACCTTCGCTGTAGCTTTACCTGCTCTTTCTATGCCTCCCATATTATTTTCAATCAATGATGCAATACCATCGAAAGTTTCCTTTAATACATCTAAAGATGGAGTAGCAAATGCAATTTGAGCCGATTCAAACGCACCTAACATTTGCTCTTTGGATCCAGCATAGTTGTCTTTCATGATTTCAGCCGCTTTGGATGCAGCACCGCCACTTTTTTCTAGAGCTGTAGTCATTTCGTTTATTTTTTCTGGACCAGTACTAAACAGACTTAACATAGCTGTAGATGCTTCTACACCAAAGATTGTTGCGGCATATTGTACTTTTTGTGTTTCAGAAAGCTTTGCTGTAGCCTTTTCCCAATCTTTCGCAAGAGTAGCTAGACTTTTAAATTTACCCTTGGAATCCGTTGCTGTGATATTCAATTCTTTCAATGCTGCTTCGGCTTCTGCCGGAGGCTTTGAAAGTCGAATTAAAGACATACGCAACGCTGTCCCTGCTTGTTCCCCTGCAAGTCCTTTGTCAACTAGTAAACCAGTAGACGCTGCTAATTCTTCAAGTTTAATACCGAGCGTGTTTGCGACAGGGGCTGCATATTTAAACGCATAACCTAAGTCACCAACGCCTGCAGCCGTTTTATTAGCACTCATGGCCATAACATCAGCAACGCGTGTAGCTTCGGATGCTTGCATGCCATATGAATTTATCGCTGATGTAACTACATTAGAGACAAGTGTTAAATCTTCTCCACTTGCTTCTGTAGCAGCAATTAGCCCTGGCATAGCAGCTATGATTTTATTTGCATCAAAACCCTTTGCTCCTAACTCGTCCATAGCCACAGCGACTTGTGATGCAGATAAGCTAGAACTAGCACCCAATTTTAATGCTTCATCATTTAACGCTTTCATTTCTGCTCTTGAAGCTTCTGTTTTTGCACCTACTTTGGCCATTTGAGCTTCAAAATCAGACGCTGTATTTAATGATGAAACAGCAACAGCTGTGGCGGCATAAGCTGAACCAACAGCTGCGCCTCCTGCCACCATTTTTGCTGTATTCATTCCATTGTTAAATGTGCCTTTTAAAGCAGTTATTCGCCTTTGGCTATTTTCGAGTTGCCTTAATTCGCGAGACAACCTAGCTGTACTTTCGGCATACTGTGATTGGTGAATAGTTCCTTGCCTAAAGTCACGACCTAAACGATTCATTTCTTGTTGTACAGCTCTCGCTCTACTACTTAAATCGTTTAATCTGGTTGTAGCACCTCTAAAAGATGAAGTTAAAGAGCTTCCAATAGCACCGTTTATTTGAACTGTAGTTTCAAATGTTCTCGACACTAACTATCAGCTCCTTCCAATTCGCCAAATGCCTCTAACCAGGCATTCAACTCACCTACACTTTGTTTCACCCAAAACTCCATGCTGCCAGGAACACTTCTACCTAATTGTATAAAGAGTTTTCTATATTCCTTAGCGACATTGCTGCCTACCACTGAATGAAAAAATTTCTTGTTCGGAAGGCCACCTCTAAGTAATCAGCACCATGTAATCTTTTTAAATCCTCCTCTAGGAGCCCTGATGCTCTAGACATCAATTTCAAAATAACAGTTTGATTCCATAAGTCATCAAAGCCTGTGCCCATAGCTCGTAATTCAGCATCAATTTTTAAAATTTGTGTACCTGTCATTTGGGTGAAATCAAGTTTCACCTCATTTAAAAACGTCCCATCGAAATCGATAGGACGCTTAATAGGCACAATAATAATTTCTGGATTCTTGTTTTCAGTTTCATTTTCTTTAACTTGAACAAGTACCTCGTTTACAATTTCTTTTTCCTGATTTTGATTAAGTGTTTGTTCTTCAGCATTTTGCTTTTCGATTTTCATTATTAATCTCCCCTATCAATATCTTTTTTATATTCCTAATGCAGCACGTAATTTTTCCATATAATCAACATCACCGACACGGTAAATATAATTCAATTTATCAATTTCAATTAAATTTTTTCCGTTATATTCCATCTTAATATATAAAATTTCAATTTCTGATGATCCCTCATATGGAGAACCCTTTGCTGCTTTTCCTAGATCGTTATTTATTGGCAACCCGCGCATAACAATACGGTTAACACTGAATTCATGCTCACCTTTAGCTCCATCATATTCTTGGTTCGCTAATCGGAAATCCAGCTTAATCGCCTTCGGTTTTAGGAATTCTAATAATTCATCATTAATCATTCGCCAGTTTATAGTGGCTTTCATTGATTCTAAGTGGCTAAAGTTAGGAGAATCATATTCACCCATAACTCCGCCCCCACTTACAGTTTCTGTTTTCGAGTTAAATGATGGTAATTGTAAATCAGCTACTCCCTTTAGTTCAGGACTGCCATTTACGTATACTCTAAAATCATTAGCTTTTTCAGGTACTCTTGCCATTAATATTTCCCCCTTTCCTTAGTTAAAAATGGTGTCATAGTATGACGTATCCACTTGTAAAATGTTTTCTATTACTTGGGCTGGAGTTGGTTCAGCAACATAATAACGGAAAACCACTTTACCATTTAGTAATTGTTCATTTGGATTATCTTCTGCGCGGGCTTCTACTCTTCCGCCAATAATTGCTCCGTCACCTTGTAAACCATTCATCCACATATTCATTTCATCTACAATCTCATCAATCAAACGTCTGCGGATTGGGCCATCTACTTTCTCCCAAGTTTTCAGCACAATCGAGTTACCAATGAAATTATGCATTATACGTGTTGCATGGAACTTGTCTTTCACGTCAGTTACATCAGGATAAGCCGCTGTGTAATTTCCCCAGGTTACAAATCCATTCACGAAATTTAATGCTGTTACAATCCCTTGATCATTTAAAACCTCTGCCTGATTTGGCTCTAATTCAACCTCTTCATATTTGTTGCCTTTTTTGATAACAATCTTATCAATCGGAATAGGTTTATTTGATGCAGATTCATAGGGATAGTTGTTGTTTATCAAGCAAACTTTTAAGACATTACAAGCAAATAAAGTTGATAGGTGATACACCTTGTCCTTTCTCATACCGAGTGGCCAACAAACTGCCTCGTTTTTACCTGTGTAGCCATTGTCATTTTTCCATTCGAATACATCTGTAAACACTGTAGTTTCTGTTGTATCAACATCTGTTAGTGCTACTGATTTAAAGTACGTATTAATCGAAGTTGCTTTTGCTCTCATAACTGCAGCTACATCTGGGTCTGATGAAAATTTAGGAGCAAGTAATAGACTAGGTACTGAACGTAACCGTGGAAATACTTTATTAACACATTCCAAACCAGACGCTTTTCCTGTTGCAACATCATACCCACCGATTACATGCTCTTTTGTAACAAGTGAAGGATCCAACATATCATATTCAGCTATCACAGCTGTTTGAGCTGTTAAAAATGCAATCATTAAAAGCCCATCGTCATTAAAAGTAGCAATATAATCTTCATCTTCTTTTAAAGTGGCACTATCGGCAATCAACTTTAGCGATTTTTTAAGAATCCCTTCATTTTTCAACGTTGCCTTTTGATTTTCAATTGTTACAGTTTCTTGTGTAATACTCTTTTTGTGGACTGCAGGATCTAATATGTTTACAAAGACGAAAGGCCCCAAGCCATATTCCTCAAATGCTGCGTCTGCTACTTCGCATAAATCATAGTTTTCCCAGTTTTTTGAGTAGCCAAGATTCTTTTTAAAATCAGTTAATGAGGTACATTTGATAGGTCTATTCACATTATCAATGCCCTCTGTTAAATTTATAGGTGCTATACCGAACACAACAGGTACAATACTTGATACTACAGTGGGTGTACCAGGGCTTGTCGGCATCTCATACACACGTGAGCCATGTGGCATATTACTTCACTCCCTTAAAATATTCGATTACCTTGTTATAAAACATTGATTCTACTGTACTCGAATCGTTTAACCGAACTTGAACCGTATTCAATTCTTGAATAGGCACAAACAATTGTTTAAATGCAGTACATTTTTCTAAATGTTCCTCTAAATTCTTAGGGTAGCCCCCTTTAAAAACAGAAAAACGTTGTACCCCTTTTACCTGTGGGCCAACGTAAATTAATTGCTCATTTTTTTCAGTTTTTATTGCATTGTTGGCCTGTTCACCTGATGCATTTCCTTTTGCCTTTTTAATTACATCACCAACATGTTCAGTTGATGCATTTTCCGATACTTTAATCGTCATCTAACACACTCCATTCCCAAGCTACCTGTGGTAAGTTAAACTGCACTTCCATGACACCATGCCATATTGGTTTCATTTGTTCTTCAAATAATGCCATGCTTATTGTGCCTGTTATGGATGCAGCTCCGAATACTCGCTTTTTCCCTAAAGACATTTTAATTTTGTTCATTACATTTAAGGTATCACGCCAACCGTGTTGCTCATCTTTGCTATATGTTCCAATTACTAACCTTAGTGTTGTCACATTTTCTTTATATTGTTCATCCTCTTCTCCTAGATAACGAACTATAACAAAAGGATAGTCATCTTGTTCAGTTTCTTCTCCCCTTTGAGAAGCGTTCTTTTTTGATGGTAAATAACCATCATAAACAGTTGGTGCTTTTTCTATAGTTTCATTTTTAGTAGGTAATCGCATTTCTTTTAATGTCTCATTCAGAAACTCCACAAGATTATCAATTAAAGTAATATTTAACATAACAATCACCCCCTTAACAATCGATCTATTTCATGCTCTAACCTGTTATTAAGGACTGTTTGTCCGCGATCAATAATATCTTCAATAAGTACATCTTTTGCCATCATTTGGGCTATGGAAGGACCGTATCTACCCTGTATAGGTAGGCGGCTTCTTCCTACACGAGTAAATACGTTTACATGTCCATTTCCTGACCTTGCAATAAAACCATTGTTAATTTTCTTTCGTGACCCCTGCCTTAAAACTCGTGCTGTTACCTGGTCACTCTTTGGTGATGTAGGTCTTACATCAAATTTCATAATAGGTGTTACTGGACCACTTGCTCGTATTTGAGCTGATAAACTGTTAGCAGTAGCTTTCCTAATTTTAATCCGTTTCTTAACATCCTCTGCCTTGACTATATAATGCCTACGAATTGTCACACTAGTACGTGTTTTCACAGCTGTAGCAGCACGATTAATGGCCCTCCACAGTATTACTTTTGCTTCTTGTGGTGTGTTTTCAAATAACTGTTCAATTCTTTCAATATTTTCAAGCCGAATTTGTATCATAAGGGAATCCCCCTAGCTTTCATTAGCTGATAAAACGATTTTAATAATACCACTGTCATCATGCGATTCTTCTACAAAGAAATACTGATTATCTAATGTCAGTTGGCTCCCAACCTTTGGTACATAAAAATCTATACTTTTCACAAAGATTGTTACGAAGTGTATATACACTTCTTGTGAAGCACTCAACTGATCATTACCATAACCCCTCATTCCTTCTAGGTTACTTCCATCAACTACAATGATCAGTGTTTCACCTTCTAATTCATGTTCTTCTCCCATTTCGTCAATATCAAAAAAAACATTAGAAATATCTGCTTCTAATGTATCTTTAAATTTCATTATTTCACTTCCTAATCTACTAATTGATCTAAGAAGTAATCTGTTTTGTTGTTTTCAATAATCAAAGCAATTAATGCTTTTTTAAGAATATTTGATTTGAATGTAAGTCCTTGATCAGTTGCACCATCTTTTAATTCATCAGTATTAAAATTAAGGTCTAATATGTCCTCTATTGGCTCATTTTCGCCACCAGGGGCGTTTAAATCTTCTGTGTGGTCTTTTACTACTTCCTTTTCTTCTTCGTCCTTAAAAGACCTCTGAATGGCATTTAAAAAAACCAAACGTTTGGCTGACTGTTCGTCAATGATGTTAGTACCAACAAATTCACCTTTTTCATACCGTTCACCATTATGACGTATGCGTTTCAACACTGTATAACCCTTCATGCTACCCCTCCTTATACTACTGTTGCAACTAGCCAAGAATTGATGTTATCTGGCTTTGGAACAGGTCTTGAAGTTAGACGAGTCATTGCTGAGTCATTGTTTACATCAGCCCAAAATTTCGGCACTCTGTCAGCTTCATAAGTAACAAAATTACCTGCTGTTTCCATCTGTGTTACTGCACCATAAATGAAATTACCAGAATTTGTATGACCCACTAAAATTTTATTAGTTGGTACAAACGGGTGCTCTTTTCCATCCTCGTCCAAATACCAATCATCATATGTGTATAATTCCAACCCTAAACCAGGAAGTTTACCAACAAACGTAATTGCATCACTTTGTAATGATGGTTGAATAACACCAAATGACATGTTCATTTTATCGAACAACTTTTGAATAATGTCATTATTTCGTAAAGCAGCGTAAGCATCTTTGCCTAAGATAACAATGTTTGGTGCAATACCGCCTTTTTGTAAGATTTCAATACGCATGTTTTCTAAATCGCTGTATGGATCTGCTGTTGGCTCTGACCATAAATCAGCTCCCGATAGATCCTCATACATATCGAAACCATAATCTATTTCTTGTTCTACGAAATTTTTAAGATTGTTATCAGAATAACCTTTTAAGATCACTTTACCTTCAAATAGAAGTTGTGCAACCATCCATTCCTCACGTCTATCAATCTGTGACCCTAAATCTTCTAAGTCCTTAGCTGTTAATTCTAATTGACGTTGTGCTGGTGACTTTTTCGAATAAACATCTTCACCTAGTCCCCTTTGTGTAATATCATCGATAGTCATAGGGCGCTGTGGCGCGATACGTGGAGCATTTATTTCTTGTGTAGTAAAGCCCTCGCGTGTATTGGTAATACCGCCTACTCTAGGTGCTACAAACGGAGCCATTTTCCGTTTTCCTTTACGATAGTCTAATTCCACTTTGTTAGTTAAAACTGTAATATCTTTTGAACGTGGGAAAAATGTGTCACGTAAAAATTGTGGTGTTTTCGGCATGTTTTCCACTGCAGGTAAAATTGTTTTAGTTGCATAAAGTTTAACCATATTATAATTGCCCCCTTTAAAGTACTGCTTTTAAATAGATTCCGACTTTTTTCAAATCCAATTCATGAGCATCTGCACCTGTATCGCCATTAAAAATTAAAGCTTCACGATTGAAAGGCCCTGATACATATACTTCTGCTGATACTTTAGATCCTGGTGTATTGCCTGTGTCAATATCAGTTGCTAAAACAAATTCAGCTGTGGCAGTTGTTTCGCCACCTACAAAAATGACCTTTTGTTCTGCAGTTTTACCTAACACTGAACCACGCACTAAAAGACCTTGGCCACTTTCCACTTGAACAACTGCAACATTCACTGGAAATGATACATCAACAATTAAATTATCAAATTCGAGTTGACCTGTTGTATTTGTTAATTTCATTGACTTTTTCCTCCCCATAATGCATTTAATCCAGCAACAGCTTGCTCATCATCAGTTACAGCATCCGTTTCTGGAGCACCTGTACCTTTAATTTGATTTAATGTTTCTGCATCTTCTTGTGCACCATTATAAAAATCTCGCCCTGCTTCTTTTTGTGCCATAACAATTTGCATAGCTAATTTTTCAGCTGAAACAGGATTATCATATTTTGCAGCTTGAACTAATTTGTTGTTGCCTGCTGGAGCCATATCTTCAATGCTTTTGATTCTAGAGTTCTCGGCTTTAACACCTTCTTCATATCCAATATTTTTTACTTGTTTAAATAAATCTGGATGTTCATTTTGTAACATCTGTAAATCCATAACATCATTTCCTTTCTTATTTTCTGGCTTTGTTTGAGTGTTAATATGATTTATTGGCTCTGGAATTGCTTTGCTTTTAGCGATAGCTTCGCGGGCTCTATCAATGGCCTCTGGTGGTAATAAGACACCTAATTTATCATTGCTTGCATTAGCATTATTTGCTCCTTGGTTATCCTCAAATAATATCTCATCAACAAATCCCATTTCTTTAGCTTGTTGAGCATTCATCCAAGTTGTTTTATCCATTAAAGCTTGTAATTCACTTTCGGATTTTTTGGTTTTAACCATATACGCGTTTATTATGGCTTTGTCAGTGCTTTGTAAAAAATCACTTGTTGCATTCATATCCATATAATTTCCTCTTGCAGATGTTGAAGCATTATGAACCATCATTTGACCAAGAATAGATATTGCAACATGATCTGCTGCCATAGCAAGAAAGGATGCTGCGGATGCTGCTATTGATGGGATTTCAGCTTTCACAGTACCCTTGAAATTCTTCAAATCATAAAACATTTCTGATCCTGCCCATACTGACCCACCACCACTATTAATCACAACTGTTAATTCATTGTCATTCTGAGCTATAGCTTGGCCAATTGCATTTCTTACATCTGCAGGGCTTGTGGCTGCTATACCAAACCAGTCATAGACTTCTTTTAGATCATCACTAACAATAGTGCCTTTAATATCGACTCTCATTTTTCACCACCTCATTTCGCTTTCTTACATATATTCTTGTTTCATTTTTTAGATTTTCTGTGTTTCTTTCGTTTACACAGTTTAATGGGTTTTCCTAAAACTGCACTGTTCATGTGAATAGTCTTAGGTGCATCATTCACTACTCTTGCTAACAAGGCGATTGCTTCCAGTTCATCTGGCACAGCTAATGGACTTAATTCCTCTAATCTTTTAGTAACGTACCCTGCGATTGCATCATTCATAGCTTCTGTTTTACTTTGTTCTGGCATTATTCTTCTTCACCTCCTTCATCTGATTTATCAGATTGAATATTTATATTTACTGGTGTATTAAATCCAGCTTCATTTCTTAATTTTTCCTCTCTAACTCGAAGTTCATGATTTCGGAAGTAATCTGTAGAAGTTAATTCAGCTGCTTCTCTTGTCCGTGTACTTAATCCAGCTTCAATCCTTAAAATAGCTGCTTCAACTTCTTTCTTTGGATCTAACTGGCCTTGTGTTGGACCATTCCATTCAGCTCGACAATAAGCCTTTTTGACAATTGGATCATCAAAAAAACCAGGTGCATAAATGCGCCCAGTTGCAATACCTTCTGATAAAAATTCTTCATAGATAGGTTGACAAAAATTTGTAGCCATAAATTCACGTCTGCGCTTAAACATCTTCCACGCTTCAAGTAATGCACCCCTTGATGCTGAGTAGGAGGATGTAAAGTGTTTCATGAGCACTTCATAGGGTATTTCAAGAGCAACCCCTATTTGTCTGCAAATAGATGTTACAAAACCATCAAAAGCTGTATTAGGGCGACCAGGATTGGACTCATGAATTTTTTCACCTTCTCTTAAAAAGTTCACGGCTCCATTTCCCACTTCTATCGTAGAATCATCATCACTATCAATTTCATCCCCATAGTCTAATCCACCCTCTAATGCCCCACCATTTGGTACCTCACTTGTTACAAATATTGTGTACATACCACTTATGACAGCTGCCATTAACTCTGCATCCGAATAGCGAGAAAGTTGCTTTAATGATTCAATAATAGGAGCTAATACTGGCACACCTCTTCGTTGTTCTGGCCGTTCCATTTCAAGTAAATGTATGATATTTTGTCTACCAGTTTTTTTGCCATATTTCTCAACACGAGTCCATTTTGTATCAATTGATAGGACTGATTTTGGATGCTTATCTGCTATGTGATAAGCAATAATTTCGCCTTTTTCATCAATTTCTACACCATTTATCACTTTAGGGTCAATATAGTTTTCTATTCCTCCTGGATTTGAAATACGATCAGCTTCTAATAGTTGAATTGTTAATTGATATGGACTACCAATCCTTTTGTAATATGGTAATGTTGTAAAAACATCACCAGACATCAACATTGATAAAAATGCTAATTGTTGTAATTGGTAAAAATCGCACATTCTAGTGACATCACAATTTTTAGATTCTGACCATAGGAGAAATTCACGTTCAACATGTGTTTCCCATGCATCTGCTTCTTCAGGTGACATTTTGAGTAAGTCGCTATCAATCTGAGCATTCAATTTAAGTCCTGGTCCAACCACATTTGTTACAAGTGTTTTTAATGCCCCTGTTGCTATTGGAGCACCCATATTTAAGTCTCTAGAACGTTCACGTAGTTTTGGCACATTTCGTTCAATATCTTCTAATGCTGAACCAGCACTACTAAGCCAACCTGATAAACTTTTTTTCTTTGTACTAGCTCCATGATTACCATATCCTAACCCTGTACCTAACTCTGTTGTTACTTTGTTAAAGAGCTCCATTTTAGAACGTGTTTGCACTCTTTCAAACGCTTTTTTTGGACTAAAAACACCTACTAGACGATCTATCGCATTCATTTTCACGCTTTCACCTGCTTTCTACTTATAAATCACGTGGCATGAAACGCTTTGCACGTCTAACTTTTCCGTTGTTTTCTTTAATAGTTAATTCATTCACTTTGTTCTCCCAATAGTTAATTTGTTTTTGTATCTCACTTAGGTTTGCACGTGTAAGTGTACGAGATCCAATTGAGTAACTTTGGGCTGTAGAAACTGCTAAAGATGCATCAAGCCATGCTGTTAGATGTGTCTTTGCTTGTTCTAAAGTAATCATCTACTTCCCACCCGCCTTTTTCGCTTTTTTCTTCCAGCTTTTTTAGGATATTCAATTTCTAAATTTGGTTTTAAAATTTCTAATGCTGCTAGGTTATAAACACGCAAATCAAATGGTTCGTTTCTAGCTCGTACTTTTACCCACACCTGATATGGAACGCCTCTTTCATACCGTGTTTCAAGCCGTTCTGCAGTTAAACCATTGAAATACTGTTCTGTATATCCCATTCCTTTTGGGAAATGGCAATAGTTAGGGCCAAAATCTTTTATTTGCAAACTTTTCAACACTCGATTTTTCCCATCATTGACACCCAATGAAATTAACAGGTTTTTAACTACTTTCGTTCTGGTTGTCGCATTAATAAGTGGAATGTATTCACCTTTTCGAACTGAGGCACCTTTAATAGCATAAATTCTTCTGCTTTCTTTGGTTTTTGTGAACTTATATACTTCTTGTGTAAAGTGACCACCACTATCCATGCAAGTACCTGCGATACCAAATGCTCGTCCATCTCGTTTATTCCAGGTTCTTTCTAAATACTCGTCCAGCTCGTCCCATGGACCTTTTTGTTTTAAATCTCCACGTATAACATGGTATTCAATGCCCCACGATTCCTTTTCTTTACCCCATCCAATTACTTCAATTTCAAAGCGATCATCTTGAACGTCTACAGCTGCAGTTAAAATTTTTACACCATCAGGCACAGGTGCCTCATACTCTTCTTGTCTACTGACCAAAAGATTTTCATCTACTTCTTCCCCTTCTTCTTCCCATGTTTCACCTAAAGAAGTATTTATAAAAGTTTTTAAATCTTCGGGTCCATTTCTTCTGGCTTCTAAAAAGTCGTCTATTATTTCTGTCCAACGTTTCCAAGGTGATAACAATTCGTTTAAATGGAATCCACGCTTTTTAGCATCTGGTACTTCTGCAATCCATTGACCTTGTTGATTTTTCCATTCATATTCCTCATGTAAAGCACCACATTCTAGACATGCATGTAATGCTCCATCAAAAACGATTTGTTTCCAACTTAAAGGCTGCATATGGTCACATGATGGGCAAGGAAGGTGATACCGTTCTTTAGTACTCGATTCAAACTCTTTTTCAATACGAGATACACCTTTGACCGTAGGTGTAGAAACTTTTATTTTTTTTCGGTTATAGAAGTTGTTTGTACGTTTTTCTGCAAGTGATAATGGATCACCTTCACTTCCAGCTGATGCAGGGAATCGATCTATTTCATCTGCAAGTAATACACGGACTGATCGTGAGGCTAAACCTGCAGGAGCATTGGCTCCTTCTAATGCAATAAATCCTCCAGGAAACGATTTTTGAAGAATTGTATTATCTCCATCACGTGTCTTAGCATTACCCACTTTCTTTTTAAGGGTTGGACAAACTCTAAACATTGGTGCTAATCGTTCTTTTGAAAAGTTTTTTGCTGCTCTTTCACTTGGTTGAAGCATTAAAATTGGATAAGGGTCCATATCAATAAAGTAACCTAACCCATTTAATAAAATTTCAGATTTTCCAACTTGTGCAGACGACATGATAACAATGTCCTCATATTTCGGATCACTTATGGTATCCATGATTTCTTTTTGATAGGGAGCTCTACTAGTATCCCATTGACCTGGTTCTGCTGATGTTTCACTCGGTAAAACTCTGTATTTATCAGCCCATTCAGAAACCGTTAAATTATCAGGTGGAGATAAATTTTGTTTTATACAATTTTGAAACACCTTTAATGTATTTAAGTAATCTTTGGATTCATTCATCTGCATCAACTTCTTCTTCATCTACGAAAATATCGTCTGTACTTACCTCAAAAAACTTAGCTGGATCATATTCAGCAAGTTCTGACATAGCATCATAGATCGCGTTCTTTATCGTATCTCGAATTTCAGTCAAGTTTGTTTTTCCTGCAACCCTTGGAGCAATTTTAGAGGGAATAGAAATAAGTTTTCCACGGAAATTTCCAAGCATATCATTTAAGACCCTTTCAACATCTTCTGACCGATGTAATTCACCTTTAATGATTTTTACTTGAAGTTCCGTTTTTTCACGTCTTGCACGTGTCCATAAAGCATCTTCTTTTTGTTTGTCTAACTTGGTTTCATTTTTACTATCTAAGTACTCAATGTAGGCCTTAAACGATTTAGGCAAATCATACTGCCCTCGACCTGATCTAACTACTGCATTTTCTTTCGCTAATTGCCTAATTCGAGCAGTTGTAACACCAAAGATTTTCGCAATTTCTTGGCTAGTAACTAACATTTCTGATTGCTTAGAATCCTTTTGTGTCAAGGCTTCACACCCCTTTACCCGATCTATATTTCCCAAAAATTCTAGTGCAAACGTAAATGGCCGTTTTCGTTTTGTAACTAGACCGTTTTTGGGGCTCGCTAGACCCGCATGCTTTCAATGTCCCAGGAGTACCTACGCAAATTGTTTCAATTGTTCGCACAATAACAACAATTCAATTCATCCTTAGAGCCCACTAGCATCAAGGCCTCTACAAGCACTCTATCTTGCTTGCTCTCTTCACTCTTATTGGGCAATCGCTTGACACTACCCCTTTGAGGGAAACATATCTTTAATAGTGTTGAATTAAAATAAAGGCTCTCGATGCTTGATAACTCTACATTCTTTTATTTATTTATATTTCAATTCACAATGTCCTGTAGTTATGTAGCACTCATTGTTATTGGAGTTATATTTATTGAGGTTTTTGGCCATAAAAAAAGCACATCCTATTAGTAAAGGTGTGCCATCTTTTCATCTAAATCATCTTGTGCTGCGCCAATATAAAACAGTGTGGTGGTCTGTGAGTCGTGATTGAATAGTTTTTGTAATGCTCCTACATCTTTGTACTTCTGGTAGAAGGTATAACCAAATGTTTTACGTAGGCTATGTGTTCCGAAAGGTTCGGTGTATCCTAAATCATGTGCTGCCTTTCGTAATATCTTGTAAGCTGTTGTCCGATCAATGGGTTTAGATTTGCCTGTTTTCGTTTTATGTCTTGATACGAATAAATAATCTGTTCGCTTTTTATCCTCGCAATAATCTTTAAAAATTCTTTTAAGAACTGGCGTTATAATAATTCTTTTATACTTCCCTGTCTTTTTTTCCTGAATCATGAGGTGTGTACCTTCGACATCTCTAACCCTTAGTGTAAGTATATCTGATATACGTAATCCTGTATGAATGCCTGTCATAAACATAACGTAATCTCGTTGGTTCTGATTTTCGAAATACCTTGTAAATTCCTCAAGCCATACTTTTTCGCGTATTGGTTCTACATACTTCATGGGATAAACCACCCTTCACTCTCAATCTTTTCTTTTATTCGTGAGATAGTACGAGAGATCGTGCCTTTATGTACTCCAAGAAGTTGTGCTATCTCTTCATGCGAATAACCATTGCTGGAAAGTTGTATTATTTCTTTTTGCCTGTCAGTAAGGTTTTGTGTTATTGAATCTAACAATTTTTCTTTACTTTCATTTGACATTAAGACCATATCAGTATCTTCATTTGCTGTTGACTCATAATAATCTACATCTGTTGTATCTTTTCTTCGTTGTATCCAGTAGGGCTCAAATGGTATTTCACGTTCATAAGCTGCTCTTCTCTCGATCCCTCTTGCTTTTGGGTGATGCCCTTTGTTCAAATAAGTGATACAAAAATTCAAATTGGACAGCCATTTTCTAAGAGTATTAATATCATTATCTATCAACATTACTGTCTCTCGTTCTTGAATGGTTAAACAGCTCAAACGAACCTGCACCCCACCTGGTTTAACAATTTCATCACGTTTTCTTTTTAAATTATCAAGAACAGTTTTTGTCTCTCTTCTGGTAGTTCTGTATTCCTTCAGCAATTCTTTCAAGCTGTTCCACCACCTTTTATTATTTTTTCCTACTATGCACATAAGTATGGTATACTTTATATGTATAGTTTGGCTGAGTAGTAGGTGACTGCTGCTCTTTTTTTATGCGTTTGTTTCATCCTCATACTCTTGCTTTAATTTTTCATCATCCAATTTTAAATAGTATTCATATGCACATTTTCCAAACGCCCCAAGATAGGCCAGCATTTCTTCTCTAGTTAAATTTTTATTCACTTTTTTAATCCCCTTTTATTTTTCTTTAACAATACTGTCTATCAAAAGTCTTGCACTCTTCTAAGATTTGATTAAATCTCTCTTTCTGTGCATCCATATCAATTTGGTCTAATAGATGAACCCTTTGCCTATGGGCCTCCAATTGAAGTTGAGAAGGAATATAATCTCCCTGAACTGCCTTTAAAACCTTTAAAACAGCCTCGACCTCAGCTGCTGTAAGGTTTCTTTGTTCTGCCATTTTCCTCATAGCACTATGAACATCAATGTAATTTACATTCACTTTCATTTTCTTCATCCTTCCTGAGCAATATCCTCATATTGTGCAGTAACTACAAAACTGAACTGGCATAAGCGATTTCGCATAATATGCCACACTCACCCATCACTTCATCTTCAATTCTGCCTCGTTCTGGGTCTAACTCATCTAAGTAAACCCCTTTAATACACGTGGCACCGATTTCTCTTTCTAGTGCAGCCACTTCTTTAAAACGTTCTGGAAAATGCTTTCGAATCATATTCCAGTAGCCCATACCACCTTTAACACAGCCAACGCAATTGTTATTACGGAATCCTAACTCATACATTAAAGGCCGTTTAATGCCTAATCGTTCTAGTAAGCCGTGTACTTCATCTTTCGTCAGCATGGCATCAATTAGAGGAAATATGTGTTCATGCTCTGGCGTTGTTTGTAATAGCCGTTCTGCTCGATGCTTTTCTTCGCTGTCATAGCCCCATACATAGCACAATAGATCATCTTGTGTCTGTTCCCAACGTTGCCTTACTTTGCGCTTTAATTCACTTGTACAAGGCGCTCCAGATGGACCATTGATATATCTGCGTTTACGTATGGTATCTATAGCGCTATGTGTTTTTTCATTTTTTATTATTGTAAATTTACGTCCGATTGCTTTCTCACAATCTCTCAAAAATCTATAAGTGTCTGGGTGTTGTTCTTTAACATCAATGAAATAAATTTCGTCTATTTGATCTTTCAACAAATAGATTGATATAAAACTGCTTACACCACCACTAAACCAAGCGACAGTTTTCATTTTTTTCACTCCTTCCTGCACAAAATGTTTTGATTATTCATTTACTCTCAATCGTTGTTCTTCTTTTTCGTCAAAGTTTTCAATTTTACTTATAATGTGATGCCATTGCATGATTTCAGTTGCGTTTAAAATACGTGTGAGCTCACCATGTTGAATAATAGTCTTTTTGTTGGAACGAGTTAGTACTCTGTGTTTGTTTCTGTTAGCCATCCACATTCGCCCCTATTTTCCCAAATTATCTATTTCATTTTGCCCTCAATATAATGGATATGAACTTCTGTAGTTGGAACCTTAACAAATACTAATATGGCTATTAATATTCCAGTTAAAATAAAAGTAGCTGCTATAACGTTTTTTGGTGGTGTGTAAGTAGTAAAGATTATTAATAAGCCCATGATAATCCAATACATAATAGCTATAATCTGGATTAGAATTTCCACTGTTGCCACTATCCCTCACCATACCTTTGCCATTCCCATAAACTTAATTGTCCTTTAGCTACAACTGGATCTGATAATACTTGTAAATTATCAAGCTCCCATGCATAACGACCTTCTGTGTAATCACCGAAAGTCACCTCTAAACCTTCTATGGTTCTTCCTTTGGATAATACAGATACATGTCCTAAAGTAGCCTCAACTTTATAACAATCCTTCAATTCAACCGTAGCAAGTACTACACCTGTTGGAAGGTCCTTGTATGATGTGATTCCATGTTCTTTCAAGACCCCTTTAATCCAAGAATTTTCACATGCATCTTTATCAATTGATTTTCCAGCATGTATCGCTAAAGGACCTCTGTACTTTGTCTGCCAGGATCGTGTTTCAAACTTTTTCTCGCCAAGGGCAATCAAGGTTGCCCAAGGCTGTTTTATTGTGATGGCTTTCATCCTTTTTTCTCCTTAAATTTCTAGACTCATCAATTTTTCGTCTAAAGAGTCTATATATTTATTAAGTTCTTCATAACTCATATCATCTAAATTAGCAGGTGTGATTCCTACAACAAATTCTGTGATCACAACCCATTGTCGAGCCGTACCATTTGTTTTTGTTCCAGGAAACACATCACAAAGTGGTGTGTCTAGCTGCTCTTTTAAAATCCATGTTTCGTTTTTCATTTGGTTCACCCTTCAATTTTTCTATTTGGTGATAAAAGGATTAAATGTTATAATAATCTCGTTATAATGATTTGAATTGGTAGCTCACTATTTGCCCTAGTGAGCTACTTTTATTTTGTCTCATGCTATACACCCATCTATTGTTAGAATCGTTTCAGTGCGACTAGTTAGCTTTTGGACTATTGTTTCTAACGGAATTTCTTTGTCATTTAAGGATCTGCTGAAAGCAATAGAAGCATATTCCACTGGTACCTCTTTCATTTCGAGCAATTCATCATCTGTTATTGGTGTTACTTCTTTAAATTTATCTGTGTACATATCTTTTGCATTGCTTGGATTTTTAGCTTTCAGTAATGCATAATAAGGCTCCATTACTTCAAAATAACGCATGACCTGTTCCTCCTTTAAGAGTAATAGAGCCGTATAAAACGGCTCTTTATTTAATTAACGTAATACGTGAATATTGTTTGAGTTTATTTCATCTTCAAGCTCTTTTTTGAAGTATTCAGCAATATTTTCAATTGCTTCTAACTGCCATGAACCACCATCAGCTTCATAAAGTGCAACATTTCCTCTATCATTTAAGCGCAATATATAATCTGATGATGGCTGTGCTACTTCTACAAATGTTCTAAATGGTTTCAATGATACTTTTGGAGGGATTGGCGTAGCTGATAAAGTAGCAGCTCCAGCTTTTGTTGTAACCGACTGTGTTAAACCATTATCTTTAAGTTCCACGTTGCCATTCTCAATATGAATATGGCTCACAATATCAAGGACTGTAATGTGATCTGGTGTTGGTACAAAGTTTGCTTGCATCATGATTTGAAATTGCTCTCGATCAATGAAACGATCAAAAACAATAAGAGGTAGAATTGCTTCTGAACTTAAATACACACGGCGATTGTTTGTATTGTCCAATGCATCAATTAATCGCAATTGAGTTGGTGACTCAATGTGAATTAATAACTTGCTTCGACTATCAAAATTCGATTTAATATAGTCAACCACTCCTGTTAAACTGTGGATTCCAATTGCATCTACAGATGGGCTGTCTGCGATAAGATGCAAGCGTTCAGTGCTGAATACTTGGTTTTTGATTTCTACAGTTTCAGGGCGGTTTAATTGCAATAATCGGTTTAAAAAATCAGTTAACATTTAATTTCCTCTTTTCTTTTATTGGAATTTGACTTTTTTTACATTGTCCTCTACTACTGGAACTTCATCTTCTAGCAATTCTCCCTCATCATTTCGTAACTGGCCATCGTCACCGAAGTACGTTTGACCAGGCGATCCACTTGCTAGTTCTCGTCCCACCACCTTTCCAGTTGAATCAGTACCTAGTAGCATTGTTGTAGCAACACCTTTAGCTGCTACAAGTGTGCTTTTTGTATCAACATTGGTTGCAATAATTTCTCTTTTTTCATCAGCTTTAAGCGTTAAAGTAATTGTTACTTTACGAGCTTTAGTAGCATCAGTGTTTGGATCAAATATGTTATCCATCACTTTTTGTAATTCCATGTTTGTTTTTTCAGCTAATGCGCCACCTGCAAAAGTTTCTAAATTGATTTTTGTTTGATTTTGATTAGACATTGGCTTGTCCTCCCTTTGGATTTGGTATAAACGTAATTTCGTAGACATCGCCCTCTATATCGCGTGCTTTAATAACTGTTCGGTCCTCGTTAAACTCCCAATCAGTAAATTCTGCACCTTGTAAGTGTCTTAAAAAGCCCGCGATTTTATCGGCTTGTTTTAGTGTTATTGCTGGCATTTTCGTACTCTCCAATATTGTTTAAAAGTTTCTTTGCAAACTGCGAAAGCTCTTTATTTTGGCCATGCACAGCTGCATTTAGTTCACATTTCAAATCATTCATGAGCCACAATGAGTTAAGACATTTATTGCATGACTTGTATGCCATTTTTGTTCACTCCGACAACTTTTTGCCTGTGTCGCTTGTGCCTTTTTTTGATCGGTTGAAGTTTTAAGTCCACTGAATAAGCAATTCTCCAACCTTCCGTTTTCATCTGTAGTAATTCCTCGTTGTTGTACTGTCCAAATGCTACGAACTGGCCACGGTATAATGTATAAACAATCATATGGCTGCCTCCAATGTACAAACGTATTTGGGAAATTCAACGGTTTCTGCTAACAAGTCTCTGAAACTTTTATATTGTTTGCTTTCAGGAAAATAAAAACTACGATCAATCATCTGGTTATAAGCATTAGACATTTTCTTTGGCAAATTACCATAGATTTTTTGGTGTTCCACCTGTACCTCTGCTGGATTCTTAGCAAAGTAAAATGCGAATTCTCGAATGCTTACTTGTACTGCAAATAGCTTAATATTACGCATTTGCAAAACGTCTGATTGGTACATTTTTAAAAATTGGGTGTATTCGTCAGGCTGTAGATGAACTTTTTGTATCAAGCTTGCAGGGCTATTTAATTCAACCTTTTTAGTTAACGTTAGAAAGTAAATCAGGTGGGCCATGTAAGGAACATCATGTGTTACAGCATCATCCAGTAGTTGCTGAACGTTGGTTGTCCCAGTCAATGTTAATTAGCTTTCCTGTTTCTTTTTTGTAAATCACATTTACTGTTCCAGTTGGACCATTCCGCTGTTTGGCAATAATAATCTCCATCACACCTTTACTTTCACTTTCTTTGTCGTAGTATTCATCGCGGTACAAAAAGGCAACTACATCTGCGTCCTGTTCAATACTTCCTGAATCACGTAAGTCACTCATCATTGGCCGTTTATCTTGTCTTTGTTCTACGCCTCGCGATAATTGGCTTAAACACACTACTGGACAATTAAATTCTCTTGCCATATTTTTTAAATCAGCACTTATTTGTCCAACAATTTGTGTTTGTGTACGTCCTGCTTTTTCTTCGCCTCTTATGATTTGTAGATAGTCAATTAGAATAACTGGCTTTAGATTTTGCTTTTCTTTTATCCATTTACGAGCATGGGCTTTTATTTGTGCTGTTGTAAGCCCTGGTCTATCATCAATCTCCATATTTGTTTGGCTTAGTTCAGTGATAGTGGGTAGCCACTTCTCTTTTTGAGCTTCACTAAAGTACTTAAATGGGTTTCTGATAGCGTTACGATTAAAATTTCCCAAGGTAGCAATTAATCGTGTTGTTAATGCTTTTTTAGGCATTTCTAGTGAGAAAACACAAGGGAAATAGCCAGCCAAACCAACATTGATTGCGATATTATTAAAAACATCTGTTTTACCCATTGATGGCCTAGCTGCAATTATTGTTAACTCCCCATCTTGCAAGCCATTTGTCATAAGATCATAATCATTGATGCCTGTAAAAACTCCGGCTGGCTCAGTGGGTATTTGATAAGGTACCTCTCCAATCGAAGCAAGATATTGAAAAAAAGGTACATTCGACTCCGTGTTTATGTCCTCTATTTCCATGAAAGCTTTTTGAATTTCAGCTATTGACCAATTTTCGGCTTGTGCTGTAAACAAAATATTTCGCTTTTCACCCTCGCGCCAATTATCAACTAATGTAGTTGCATATTGATCAAACATTGCTGGATTATGAAAGCTACTTAGATTTTTTAAGAAGTTTGCTCCACCCAACTCTTCTGGTTCTCTTGTTGTTAACAATGTGATGTAGTCACATGATTTACCTTGGCTGGCCAGTTGACGCATGGAGTTGTAAATATTCCGGTGGACCAATGTTGTAAAATGGGTTTCACCAATCAAACTATCAGTAATCAAGTAGTTTTCTTTAAGCATTGTTGCTAGGATACTTTTTTCAATGAGTTCCATGCTTATGTCTTGGTTCATTTATCATCCACTCCATAGTTAAGTTGTGGGGGTTGTAATGATGATGCAGGTGATTGATCAAATTTCGCTTTTTTAGTTGGCATCTCATTACAATAATTTTCAAAGTTTGTAGCATTGAACAAAGTGCTTGGCCGTAAATAACTCTGCATATCTGGATTGTTTAACCATTGTTTCACTTTTAGATCAATGACTTTTTTAAATTGGTCAACAGTGTAACCATCATTCAATCTTGCATTAATAAGCTTTTTGGTAGCTGATGAATTTGGTTTGAAGTTTTTGTTCGCTTTTTGATTAAGGTAATTAACAATTTCAATGTTGAGTGACAACTCGACATTATTATTTTTATTACTCTTAATATCTTTGGTTATTGCTAGTGCCGATTTGTCGTGTTCTTGTTCTGCCATATTGGCGTTATCAGGGCATACATTTTTGGCATTACCCTCATGCCAATTTGTCGTGTCCTTAGTGCCAATTTGTCGAGGGGTTTCATACCCAAGTTTTGAATAGTCAATTCGGTACCATTTGGTTTTGTCTGCACGAAATTTGTTGTATTTATCAGTTGAGACAATATAGCCTCCTGATTCAAGATCTAAAAATACTCTTTGAATAGTTCGTTCAGATAAAAAAGGGAATTCCTCATGCCATTTTCGGTACGTATTAAACACCCATTTATGGCCATCATAATTATTTGTAGAAATCAACAGCCTGTAGTGTAATTGCTGTAAAATGATCGCCTCATTCAGTCCTATCTTAACTGCTAGACTAGGTAGGACTTGAAGTGGAGGCTCGTTTATTAGTAAATTCATGGTTGTACCTCCAGCAGTGCTAAATTATTTCCATGAGTAAATAAATTGCAGTGCATTAAGAAATTCCTTTTGATTTATTTGGTTGTAGGATGTAACGTTAAACTTTTCAGCAAGTGCAGAATATATAGACCTGTACAATGCTGTTTGAGCCTCTTTAATGTTTGTTATTTGATTGACACGCTCACCGACTGCTTTACGCAATCGGCAGCATTGTCCTTGTTGAAGCATCAAATCCCGTTCGCCTCCTTCACTCCGTACTTTAAGTGCGGTTTTGTTTTAAAAATTTTTGTAGGAACTCGAAGCTCGTCAATGTGATAGCCTAATACATATGCTATAGCAAACATACTGACTGGTTTTACATCTACTTCTCCGTTTTCCCATGAAATAAGCGTTCTCTTACCTACACCTAATACTTGTGCTAATGCTTCTTGAGAGTAGCCTTTTTCTACTCTAGCAGCTTTGATAGAAAGCGTTTTTGCCATCTTCTCACCTCATTTTCCTTTTTTGTGACTTCAATATACCGCACTTAAAGTGCAGAGTCAACACTTAAAGTGCGGTAAATTTTAATTTAAAGTTGCAAAAACCGCACTTTAAGGGTATTATTGAACATGGAGGTGATATTGCAATGAAAAAACAAATTACAGCTGAACAACAAAGACAAATAGTGTCTAAAAATTTAAATGAATTATTACGTAAAACAGCTAGAAAGAAGGTTGATGTAGCAAACGACCTTCAAAAGCATGGCATTTCTGAAACTACAGTTTATAGCTGGTTTAATGGCAAAAAGTATCCAAGGATTGATAAAATCCAGTTATTAGCTGATTATTTTGGTGTATTAAAATCAGACATTACAGAAGAAAAGAGTAATGAAAGTAAGAAAGTTGTTTCTAGATCGATAGAAATACCTCTTTATGGTTCTGTTGCTGCTGGAGCTCTCGCATCGGTTGAAATGGTCACTGAAGATGACGTAGAATACATTTCAATACCTGGCCAATTCTTAGGTAAATATTCAAACTGTTCAAGATTGTTTTCAATGGTTGTGAATGGTGATTCCATGAATAAAGTAATTAAACATGGCAGCATTGTAATTGCGAAACCATTAGACTTTGATCAGTACAAAGATGGAGATATTGTTATTTTTAGTTATAACAATGAATATTCACTTAAACGATTTTCTCCCAACACCTTAGATGGATTTATATTATTTAAATCAGAATCTACAGATCAAAACTTCAAAGATATTCCTGTTCCGTATGATGCTACAAATGATTTAAAAATCTATGGTAAAGTAGTCTATTATGGAAATACACTCTAAAGAAAAAAATTAGTAATTAGCGCGCTAATGATTAACAGTAATAGTGAGTGGCCCATTCGCCACTCTTTTTTCCTTTTTTTATAAAAAAAGTATTATTATGAATATTATTCATTCTCTAAACTTCGGATTTACCGAGTTTTTATGATAAAAAAATTTTCAGACTCCCTTTCACCTTCTTTCTTAATTTTTCAGCTGTAGAAATGTCTACTATTCCTTTGCAATATTATCCCTGTTCACAACTAACAATATTCGGTATGTCCGAATAAGTCAATACAAATATTCGTTTTTAAGGAACATATTTATTTTAAAGAGATTACGTTAATGTTATACTTTTTAAAGAGTAAATAAATAAAGGCAGGTATATATGATGAATTTTAAAGATAAGGACTTAGCAATTTTTGTAGGTAGTAAGATAAAAGATTATAGGAAGAAGAAAAAATTAACGCAAAAAGAGTTGGGGAAAAGAATCGATAAAAGCGACAATACAATATCCAATTACGAAACAGGAGCCATCGCGCCGAGCCAAGATGCGTTATTCGCATTAGCAAGAGAATTAGAAGTGAAAGTAGATGATTTCTTTCCTGGTACAACAACGGATGGCTATTTAGATCAAGCCGCTAGTAATGCAAATAATGATATGGATATTTCTGATTTAAACTTTTTAAATCAATTAGCAAACCACGCAATGACACTAAATGGGGTCGATAGAAAAAGGCTTATCGACAATATTAGACTTGCTGTCGAGTTCTTTGATAAGACTGAGAAATGATTCTTCCAGTATAAATTCTGCTGCCATAATTTTTTCTCGATTTTTGGTAAATTCAATGAGCAATTGTATTTCCTTTTCTTTAAACATTGTTCATCGCCGCCTTAATTAAAATTTGTTAGAGGGTGTCTTTTGTTGGCTTATAAGGTCAAGAGATGCCTACTTCGAGAATTGCTTCGAAAATCTGGTATGGAACAACGTGAACTAGCTGACTTGTTAAACGTTACAGTACAGCAAATAAACAAGTATGTATTAGATAAGCAAAAGATGTCTATCCAAGTAGCCAAGAACATTGCATTTATCCTAAATTGTACAATTGATGATTTATACGAATGGGAATGGGTAGACCTTGAAGTAGGTAAAAATGAGTAGATTCTATTCTACTCTTGACCTATAATCAGCCGAACGGCTTAATACTTATATATCCACTATAACAAATATTCGGATAAATTGGCATAAATAATTTAAATTTAGCAAATTTCCAATATTTACACCTCTATTCTCCATTTCTCAAGAATTATAACACAAAAAGAACGTTTGTTCTCATTTTATAAAAAATAATTTTACCATACACTTCAAAAGACATGTTATATATGTTCTATGTTTTCCCTTAATCTAACAAACATCAGTAGTAATGACTATTTAATAAAGAAGTCGGCTAAGGACGAAAATAGGGTTCCTGTTTCATTGCTACGCTTGGCTAGTCGATAATTAGACATAATAAAAAAGAACGGCAGTAAGCCGTCCCTTCTTTTGTACTCTTATATTCTGATAACCAAACTTTTAATAAAACCTGGTTTAGTAGCTTATTTATTTAGAAATCCATATCCGTTATTTCTTCTTCGATACCGCCTACGATTTTATTAGAAATATTTAACTTACCTTCTGGAATAACTTCTGTTTCAACTGTATTAGGCATTACTGGTATATAACCAGTTTGCATTGTTGTATTCTCAAATTTATGATTCAACTCGACAACAATATTTTCAACATTTTCTAGCTTATTCATTAGAACTGATAAACCACCAATAAGCTTATCCATCGTTTCTTCTTTTTCAATTAAGCTACAGATGTAAGGTGTCAGTTTTCTTTCACTACCTAATTGTTCCAGTTTCGCATAAATATCAGCAGGCATTTTATTTCCTGTTAGCGTCAATCGCTTTTTTTCTGACATTCTTTATCCCTACTTTATATAGTTTTTTCATTCAAACTTAGTATTTCCAGTGCAGTTAAATTAATCGTCCTAGCTGTTGGTCGAAATACCTCATCTTCGGTATCCTCTAACAAATCATTTAAGAAGTAATGATTATTCTCCATTATTCCTTCGTTTGTATTACGCGCTATAGACTGTTTAATATAAGGTTCTAAAATTGGTGCTTCTCCACCAAAATATATAAATTTCAATGCTTCTTTTGTATTTTCTTTAAATGACTCCATGACTTGATAAACTAATACATCAGAGTACTCTTGTAACATTTGTACAATAGGCTCAGTAATATTAACACTAACACCTGTATTTGGATTTTTAAAGATGTAACGTTGAGTGACATAATTATCAACTATAAATAGCTCTAAACTACGCAAGTCTGAGAAGTACTCAATCAGCTTTTCTTTGAGTAACTTCGCCAAGCGTCCTAGATAAGGTTCAACTTGTATAACTTGAAAACTATCTTTAGATACTGGTGTATTTAATCCTTTTGCCAAAAGAACGCCATCTGTAGATCCACCGCCAATATCAACTAAAACAGTATTGAAATCCTCGAATTTTCTTGCTTCTGTTCTTTTTTCAATAACAGTAACATCTTGTTCAGTATTTTTAACTATTTTGTACTTTAATGCCCAACGCCCAACTTCACTTTCGATGTGACACTTTGCATTTTTTATATTAATTGTTAACTCTGTTTCCATACCAGGTGTAAGCAATTTAACTGTATGTTCACCAAAGAAACGATTTACCATTTTATTTTGAGCAATTGAAAATTTATCTTCTTTCTTCAAAAGCCATACAGGTAACATCATTTTCATGTTTTCTACTTCGATAGTTGGCTCTGAATTGTTTTCTTGATTAATTTTATAAATGTAAGTCATAGCAGCTAAAAAAGTAGCATAAGGAATATTGCTGTTTATTTTATCATGCATTTTTCCTACATGACTGTTTGCAAAGGGACTAGTTTCAGCTAATTTCCCTACCATAAAGAAATGCTCTTCGTCATTTATTACTGTTGAAATTAATAATCGGTTCAGTAAATCGTCAGTATTTTCTACAGGATTTGTAAATAATCCTTCTGCTTGTTCTTTTGAAATTCTAACAACACATGTGGGAATTTCAAAATAATAGCTGTCGCTTAAAAAGTTACCTGTTGAATTTCCAAAGTCTGCATTTAATCTTTCGACCTTCATTTATAAACCACTCCTTCATTTTAGTACACAACGTTGAGTACTTATAATTCTATTATAACCAATATTAGCTAAAAATCAAGTGATTTCAATAAACAAGTACACATATAGTACACATTATTTTCTAATATCTTGATAGCCAATTATAAACAGCACGTCCTGAAGAATGACTGCGTTCTTTCAGCCAATTGTAGAAAGGAACCTTTGGTTGTTGGTATTCAATTTCTTTTACAGGTTTAGGGATGATACTTGTTCGACTTTTAGCTTGTTCAAAAGCTTTAGTAAAGGCAGCAACAACATTAGTGAATGATAATCCTTCAACAGATGAAATGGACATATTAAGCAACACATTCTTAGCGCATATAAAATCAGAAATTGTAGCAGAAGATCCAATTCTCAAAGAAATCAAATGTGCTTGTGCTTTAATTTCATTTGACATAGGCATGGATTCAATTAGCTTGAATGTAGCAAGTTGATATTCATTAGTTGCATATTTCTCTATGTATTTTCTTTGATCTTCTATGTCCATTTTTTCAGTAGCAATGCTTACAGGCTTATTATTATCTTTTACTTGTTTTTCTTTTGGTAGTTCAGAAAGATTAATAGTTAATGGTGCATCAATATTCTCGTTACTAGGTACATCAATTGTGTGAGATTTTGAAACAATTTCTTCTTCTGGGATATTAATTTCATCTAATCGATTAAAGACATAGACGTTATGTTTTTGCCATTTATTTTTTCTAGCTTGATTAATAACCGTTATTAAGTTTAATTTCTTGGCTTTGCGTAGCATACGTTCAAATGTAGCGCGGGAAACACCAAAAGTATCATCCTGGTGAGTACCAGCAACAGCACGTTGTAATCTACACCATGCAACACCTGATATGTCTGCAGCGAATTTACGTAGTTTATTTAGGGCAATGTATTCTGATTTTGTGAAGTGGCCTTTAAGGTGGAGCATAGCTTGCTCAAAATGGTTGTTGAATTCTTTTAGTGATTGGAATTTAGAGAGTTTGTCATAGTGGTTTTGTTCTGCGTATGTCATTTTCATGTCTCCTTTAGGAAACGAAAAAAGCACCTATCATACCAATGTGTTTTCAAAGGTTGATAGATGCTTTTATGTCATGAAAATGCATTTTACAAATAATATAAATTATTTGTGCTAAAATGGTTGCATTTATGTTCAGAAACATATAATATAAGCGTATCAAACCGATGTGCCGTTTACACATGGTTGGAAAATCGAGTCGAGCGTTTTTAGGGATTGCAGTCCCTTCAAATTGCGTTGAAGCTCGATTTTTTTTATGGAGTTTTTTTCGTTCATTTATTTGTTAAATAGAATGATAAACTTTGTGGATAAGTTTTGCAAGGGAAAATAGTAAAAAATTAGTTATCCACAACTTTTACAAACTATTTTTTCGTTTTGAAAACTCTCTCGTCAGAGTACTTTTAGATATTCCAGTTACATCTGAAACTTGCTTGTATGACATACCACCTTCTTTAAGTGTTATAGCATGGTCTAGTTGTTTCTTAGTGTATTTTTTTGGTCTGCCTTCTGAAAAACCTTCTCTTTGCTTCGCTAGTGCTTTACCTTCCTGAGTGCGCTCTACAATCATGTCACGTTCAAATTCTGCAAATGCACTAAAAATTGAAAAGATTAATTTTCCTGTAGGTGTATTTTCGATTATCCCCATGTTCAATATATGTACTCTTATGTTGCGATTAAATAGGTCTTGAATTATTTCCAGTGCATCCTTCGTATTTCGTGCAAAGCGATCCACTTTTGTTACCACTAGTGTATCTCTTTCTTTTAATACAGAGATCAACTTCTGAAATTCTGGTCGTTCCTTTTTGGTACCAGAAATTTTTTCATTGTAAATGACATCACAATTTTCATTTTCGAGCTGCTGCAACTGTGAATCCAAATCTTGGTGTACTGTGCTCACTCGTGCATATCCGTATTTCATAAAACTGGCCTCTTTTCACTGTTGATTATGACTATATGTTTTGATTACACCTAGTATACTGATTTAATCACAAATCGAAAAGAGAGTCAAAACCTTTAAGTTATGAATCAATGAATAGTATAAAAGAATTATTTTTTAATTTTTAGGGGGTAAACTTTGAAGATTCTCCTTTTATTAGGTAAAGGAATTGATTCCTTTAAAAATAGGAGGGAGAGAAGTATATATGAAAGCTTTAAGTGTATTGTTTCATATCATGTTGACAGGGATTGTATTAACGGTATTTGAGAAGGAAATAGCAGATATAAGTATACTAGTTAGAGAGAAACCTTTTGAAACGTTCGTTGTAATAGGGATAATCATTTTGTTGATTAATTCTATAATGAGAGAAAATATGTTCAAATTTTAAGACTATAAAGACCAGGAGATTATTTATCACTCTTGGTCTTTTTTGTTTTTTTCTTTTTGTTAGGGTAGGTAGGTAAACCATAGCGTTCAGATTGTTTTTTTACACCCTCGATAATTTTTTTTCTGTTCTCTTCTGTAGTACTCATATGAAACCCCACCTCAAATTTATTTATTTCCAGTATGGACACTATAATTTTTTTTAATCGTTCTAGGACAAGAACATGCAACCATAAATTGGACTATAACCAGAAGAGGACATAGGACACTAAGACACTGTCCCAAAAATATTTTTGCTATTGGGGGTCGGGGAAGTGGAAAAAAAGGGCGGAAGAGTTCAACGGTCAGATAAAAAAAGAGATGTAAAGCCTACTCTTAAATTGGATTTAAAAGATGTTATTTATCGCTTATCACACATTACATACACACCAGTTAAGGATGTTTGTCCATCTCTTTGTATGATGGTAATTAAAGATCGACAAGCAATTGAAAGCTTGTCCCAGTATTTTAAAAGAGACTTGCTATTTGATAACACTATGTTTCGTGGGCACGTTACTAATACGACCATAGAAAAACGTATTAATGTACCTAGTGAAAGGGTCACTATTAGGTTCTCACAAGGTGAATATTCTGCTGTTGCTTTGTTAGCATTTGCACTAGATTGTACAGTATCTAGAGCTACTGCAATTCTATTAGAAATAAGTATGAGTCAAATACGATTTGTAAATGAATATGTAAAAGATTTTTTACGTGATGAATTATCTGAATCACAATTGAGAGAATTCAAAGAAATATTAAGATATGTAAATAGGAATGGTGAGTCTCATCATTCATGGTTTTCTTTACTAGCTCATGTAGTGGATGAGGTAGGATCGCCTGTGAATCGAATTAAAGAAGCTATTAGTAGTTTTATAGATTTGAATTGGAGAGAATAACAAAAGACCAGGAGCAAATTATATAAGTGCTCCTGGTCTTTTATTCAAGACATTATTTATTTCTTGTATCCATTGCTTACCACCATAGACCACGAATACTGATTTATTATTTATTCTATCGAAAACATTGATTCTTTGAGATATGAAAAGATTTAAGCCAAGTTCTACTCGATCTATCTCATTAATCTGGATTTCCCAATAAAGATTAGGATTGATGTTTAATGCATGGGCACAAAAGATAAGGCGTTGATTGGTTAATAACAAACGACCTCCATCAGATTTAGTTGCACTATAATAAATATTCGCCATACCAGAACGTATCGGAAATTCATTAACACCCATCTCAATTTCATGGAAAAAAATCTTTTTATAGGTAGGCTTAAATTCATTCAAATCATATGTAAATTGTTTTGCTTCTGATGTGATGATATAACTCCCGCAGTATTCACACGATTTATTGATTGGATTAAATACTGCAGCACAGTTTGGACAATTCAAAGCTTTAGCCATGCTTCATCGCTCCTAATAAGTATTTATTTATAAAGTATACTTTTATTTACTATATATACCAATACAAAAATTGACCAGATACTCATTTAAGTTCCTGGTCTTTATTTTGGTGACTGATTAATAATTTTTCTACCTGAGTTTTAAGAGCCATATTAGCGTATCTGAGTACTACATCATTTCCTGCTGTAGCAATATGCACATCACTAAAATATTCGTCTATCTTTTCGCATTTCACTAATCTTATTTTGCTTTTTGCCAACAACCTTTTTGAATCGTAATAATCATGTGTTATGTCTTTTAGTAATCTTTCAAGGATGGGTAAATAAACTTTACTCATTTTTAAATTTTCAATTACTGAGAAATCACGTTGCAATGATTGTACTGCCATTTCTAGAATTAAAAATTTATGAAATAGTCGCCGTTGCTCAGGATTCAACATACAACTTCATCCCCTCAATAAGAACATTAGTTTGTTTTATTTTAGAACAAATGTTTGTTTTTTGGCAAGGTTAAATTTTAACAGATATTCTAAAATATATGTTGTACGTATGAATAATACGTGTTATAATAAGTATATAGAAAGGAGATGAAAAACATATCATCAAGAGAAATAATCAAGATACTTAACAAAGACGGATGGTTTTTACATAGGACAGTTGGTAGTCATCATCAATTTAAACATCCTACTAAAAAAGGAACTGTGACCGTTCCACATCCAAAGAAAAGCCTTAAACTAGGCACTACAAACTCAATACTAAAGCAGGCAGGACTTAAATAGTCCTCCTGCAAGGAGGTTTTATATAGATGGGTAAATATTATTTTCCAGCAATTTTTGATCCGGGAACAGAGGAAGAGGAAGGCTTCACAATCACTTTCCCTGACTTACCTGGCTGTATTACAGAAGGATCTGATATGGATGAGGCTGTATATATGGCCAAAGATGTATTAGCAGGTTTCTTATATGGAATGGAGGAAGATGGAGAAGAAATTCCAGTGCCATCAAATCCAAGCAGCATTGATCTTCCAAAAGGGGCGTTTATTTCAATTATAGAAGTAAGAACGGATTATATAAGAGATGAAATTGAGAATAAGGCAGTTAAAAAAACTTTAACTATTCCTAAATGGTTAAATGATGCAGCAGAAAATGAAAATATTAATTTTTCACAATTACTACAGTTCGCTATTAAGGATCGTCTAGGAATTATAAAAAAACAATAAACAAAAAAAGCCCAGGCTCAAATTAATGAGGCCCTGGGCTTTTCATCTACTTGTACAATTTTGTTATTTTACTTTCATTGTTATAAATGACCTTCAATCCTAACAGCTCTGCAAGCTCACGCACTTGAACATGTGTCCTACCATCTATAATCACGGCTGGAATGGTCTTAGCATCATTGAGCATTACTTTAGCATCCTGTAGCTCTTTTACTTCTTCTAAACCATTCTTAATGTCTAGCTTGAATTGTTCCTCTGTAATCCCCATGCTCGCTAAGTATGAATATGGATCTCTGTGTGTCGTGCCTTTTAAATTGTCTGTTATCCAACGGTGTGACTTAATACCGTTGCCTGTCCCATCTAATATCAAAGGTATACAAGCCTCTTTTGCTAGCTCTCTTAACAGCCAAATATATGCTACGTAATCCTTTTTAAATTGAGCTTTGTCATTTGTACGAGCAAGCTCTACTTGTGCGTAACTAAGTGGATTACCTTTTGGACCACAACCATACTGCAACTTGCCAACTGGAGCAATTTGCACAATACGCCCTCCACCGCCTACCCAGTGAGAAGTGAAAGCCTCTGCTTTATTTCGGTTCATGTATGCAATTTCATTCTCCAATGCATTTGGACCTGTATTATTACCATTACCTGATTCATGGGCAATAACATACTTTACTGCTGTCAAAGTTTGATTTGGTAGTCCTGACATTAATCGTTTTTCAATAGTGAAAGTCATTGTTGTTCACCTTCCTTTTTTGCTGCCTTTAATACATCAAATGTACCTGATGCTGTTAATCCTGCAATAAACCCAGCCATCAACATGACATACAATGGATATTCAGATAATGGCCATAAAACTAGACCAATAAAAATACCAATCACAACCGAAGTGATTGGCATGTATTGAGTATTAAGGTTAAACGTCTTTTTTAGTACCTCTGTAACTGCTAAGACAATTGCAACCATCACCATTGCAATCATAAAAATATTTGTTAAATCCATATTTATGCACCTTCCTTTTCTTTTTCTACAATTTGTTCAAGATGATCAATTCGTTTACCAAAAGTGGTTTTAAGTGAATGCAAGTTGCTTTGCACTCCATTTAATGCGGTAATCATTTCTTTTTGTGTATCTACAAATCCAGCATTTGCTTCTATGGACTTTTCTAACTGTTCATTAAGGCGTTCTTCACGTTTAAGTGACTCTTCTCGGTGTTGTTTATCTAAGTCCTCTAACCGTTCGCGCCCCTTTTTCATATCAAGCCACACTAAACGTGCAACAATAGCTATACCAAGCAATAGCAACCCAACAAGATACGCCCATGGATTGTTACTTGTCGCCATTTCTTTTGCCAAATTAGTACTGCCTAAAATTGCAGCTAATATCACATAGCCTCACCTCTAACTAATTTATATACTGTGCTGTGAGACGCATCGAACAGCATTGATATGTATAGTAGTCTGTCTCGATTGCTCTCACAACACAAAAAAAGCATTAAATTTAAAAATGCTTAAAGTCGTTTCGCTATTTCATATATCACTGGCACACTCACAGAATTGCCAGCTTGTTTATACAATTGTGAATCTGAATTTACGTCTGCAGCCTTTTTAAAAGCTTCGTCTGGAAAACCTTGTAGCCTCCAACATTCTAAAGGCGTAAGTCGTCTAATACGAAATTCATCTGTTAACACACCTTGTTGGCATCCTGTATCCAAAGTGTTAGCAATTCCTTTTCCTACACGTCCTCTTCGGGTTGCAGAATTAGGGACGCTAAAATTCACACTGTCACCTGGATAAGCTATATCGTAGCCTTTTGTAGTAGCCTCTTTGATAGCCACACCATGACGATCCTGTGCTGTAATTGTAAACATTGGTTCATCTGGTCCTTTGACACGTCTACCATTTTGTCTTTTTTCTATACGGTCAGGTGTAAGAACCGGTAAACAAATTTTAGGCACAGGTGGTTGAGTTAATGTAGGGCTAAGACCTTTGATATGATATACACGATTTGTTTGTTCGTGTTTACCAGGCAACTTGCCTACCGTACGAATAACGACCTGTTTCGGCCCTTTATAATCTGTGGCTGTTAGTGCTCCCACAATACCATCTGAATCATATACTAGCTCTCTTTGCCCAATCGAAGTTTGGTAATCTCTTTTAGTACTACCAAAGATTTTTATTTTTGATTTGCTATTAGAGCCTTCACTTTCTCGTCCGATAGGAAATACTTCTCTGGTACTTGTTCCTCTAAGATGTCCGACAATGAAAATTCGTTCTCGATTTTGTGGCGTTGGACGTTCTTTAGTTGAGAAGTGTTTAGTGTTAAGCAATTGCCATTCAACGTCATACCCAAGCTCATCCAACGTATTGAGGATAATTCCGAACGTTTTCCCTTTGTCGTGTGATAGTAACCCTTTAACGTTTTCAAGGAATAAATACCGTGGTTTGATTTGTTTAGCTGCCCTTGCAACATCAAAGAACAACGTTCCTCGAGTATCTTCAAATCCTTGACGTTTTCCTGCAACGCTGAATGCTTGGCATGGAAATCCTCCGCAGATAATATCGACTGTTCCTCTAAATTTGCTGAATTCTTCGTCTGAAACTGTTGTAATGTCATGTGCAGTCCACTCTCCTTCTGTGTTGTGTATAGCTTCATATGACTTGCGTGCAAATTTATCCCACTCGACATAACCTGCACAGGTATGCCCTGATTGTTCCATGCCCAACCTGAAACCGCCAATACCTGCAAAAAAATCTAAAAAATGCATAGCTTTTTCCCCTCCGATATGTAATAATGAATATCGGATAGGAACACTTGTTCTTATTCTGTAATGAGAGGCTCCTATATGTGAGCCTCTTTTTTACGTTATTTAATATTCAAATTCCCAAACGTTTGGGATTTTTGGCATAAAAAATAACGCTAGCTTAATGCTGCGTCTACTTGTTTTTCGTTATCGAGTAATGCTTGTACAGCTTCTCGCCACAACATCGGCACCTGGTCAACTGTTCGCAAATTCATTTTGATTAAATCCCAATAAAGTTTAGCCATTATTAAACCTCCTTAGTTGCTACTACTTCTGCTAATTCCGCAATAGCTAGTTGATTTTCAATTTTGTCTTGTTGCTGTGCCTCTGCTGATTCAGCTATAGCTAACTTTAATTGTTGTGTTTCTTCTTGTAATAGTTCTAATGCTGTTTTAGGAATATCGAAATACTCGTAATATAGCTTTTGTGTTTCTTTGTCATAGAATAGTTCGGCACGTTTGCCTGGTATGTTTTCTGGTTGCGGTGCTGTACCCATGTCATACTCGACCGCGATTTCTCCAAACGAAAACACGCTTAATACTTTGACTTTTGTTTCCTCTGTATTTTCAATGATAATCATGTGTGACCCTCCTTTT